CGACGTATTGCAGGAGATAGCTGACGTCGTTATTTCCTGCTTCGCAGCGGTGAGACTTCACAATGAGCATGTCTCGCTCACCAATTTCATCAAAGAGAAAATGCGAATCAATCGCGCACGGAAGTGGGAGATCGGACCGGATGGTCAGGGTCGTCACGTGAAGGATCGCCCGGAGGAAGAAGTCTCATCCAAATCCGGTATGGTGGAGATCGCTTCCGGCACGGTAGAAATCGCTCCCGGTATTTTCGAGCATGAAACCTTCATCGATCTGCTCAAGTATATGTATCAAGATCTCCGTGGAATCGACGGCGAGAAACAGAGACGGTTCGCTCCATTGGAGGTTTTCACCCCAAAAGAAGTTGACGAGAACGAGATTCCGTCGCAGCTTGTTCTTCCGAGCTATTTTGGACTCCGGCCGCTTGTCAAGACTCTTCAGTCATATTACCATAGGCTATCTATCTGATAGCTTCTCCAGCCGCTACATTGTAGGGTAGGGCTATGGGTGACGTTATCGAATTTCAGAGACGTTCGGCATCAGAGGCTCCCAAGCAAGTAGTCTTTGATTTCACGGTGAGGATCGTCGGGTATTCCTCAGGCGAATGCGATACTTCCACCAGACTCGAGGTGGATGGGGATCATGTCGAGAACCCTGCCATTTACAACACTCTTCTTTCTGAGATAATCGCCTCCGATATCGCTATCATGCATGGCATGTCTGAGAAGAAGTTAATCAGCGAGGAGAGCTCTCCGACTACTGTGATCGTCGTTTATCCAAACCGAGCAGAAGTCTTTCCAATCAACGACCATGCGCCTGTACCGAAGGCTCGCAGTATGCGGCTTAGACTCATGGATGCTTTACGAGCTCTTCTCAAAGGTGTTTCATCCGATGAGAATTTCTTCCTACACAAGGAGAGTGACGATGGGAAAAGAACTCATTCCAACTGAATACCGGGATCTGGTGGACATCCAGAACCCGAGGATCCTGGTCGAGGCTCTGAATCTCTACGGGCTGAAGGAAACTTCCGGAGCAGCCAACACTCCGATGATCATGGCTATGGCGAACGAGTGCAACGTCCGAGGAGTCTACAACGCAGACTCGATTCCTTGGTGTGGATTGGGCGTCGGCTATTGCGCCCTGAAGGCCGGAAAGCCTTGGGAGGGCCAGCCCAAAGATATGCTCTGGGCTCTCAATTGGAGGAAGTGGGGCACTCCGCAGGAAAAAGCCATGCTCGGCGATATCATCACCTTCAAGCGCGATGGTGGCGGGCACGTCGCTATCTACGTCGGTGAGGATCATACACATTATCATGTGATGGGCTTTAATCAGGGAGACAAAGCCTGCATCATTCGCATCTCCAAGGATAAGGCCCGCTCGATCTCCCGGTCGAAGTGGAACACTACGCAACCATCCACCGTCCGACCTATTATCAGGTCACCCACGGGAGCGGTCTTCGACGACAAGGGCTGACAATTTAAGCCTATTGCTGGAAGCTTCAAGGCGCTAGGGTAACCTAGCGCCTTAGGAGTATTCTGAAATGAGACCTGACAAATACATTGTAAATCATACGGACGAGTCCACCGAGATCTATCCGATCAGGGAAGTCTCTGTGTGGAGAGTCCTGTTGAGCGTGTGGCCTCTGTTGATATTAGCAGGACTTGCCGTCTTGCTCGGGGTCTACGCTGCTATTGGATTTCTTCTCTAGCGGTACCGATACGTCCTTTATCAGCTTGCGTCTTTCTTCAGGCGTCAGCTTGAGATATCTTTCATAGTTGCGAACGGCGTACAGCTTTCGTATCTCTGCGCCGATCTTGACATCAGGCAGCGCTTGCGCCCCTGTCTTGACCATAATAGTACTGATGGCAGGACTTCCCTGGAAGGGGCTTATCAGCCTTGCGGATCGCGCCCACTCCACAACGTCGGAAATAGCCACGACATCCTGGTCGAACGGCGCACGACGCTCCGCCATTCTTTCCTCAATCTCGATCTCCAATGCAGGCCGTGACCGCTGAATGATCGACTTCTTGTTGTCTGTCATCATAGCTGGCGCTTTTGGATTGAAGCTGGAGATATCTCTCTTCTGCAAGAAATTAAGTATCTTTCCACTAATCTCATCCAGTTCGTCGAAGAGCTGATTGTAGTATCCTGGCTCAGTCCTTGGACGAACCGGAGAGAAATAAACGAAGAACCGTCGGTCGCCCTCGTCGAGGTGCAAGGCGTTCTCATGGTTGGTGAAGAATATCAAGTTCGCCTTGTTTGGAATCATGTAGGTGTCAACCTTCTTATGGTTGATTTCCACCGTTGGCGATGTGATCAAAGGCTTCAGTTTGTTTGTGATCTCGATACGACCACCCGCCATAATCTCTTCAACGGCGAGTAGCTGAGCTCCCTCCACCCAAGCGTTGAAGTCACGTTTCAAGGAGTCAGTGGTGATTTCTCGCACTACATTAGACCCAAGAACCCTCTTGAGAACCTCGAGGATATAGCTCTTACCTGTGCCCTGAGCGCCTTGCAACACGATGGCGGAGTGCGTCTTTTCTCCTGGCCGTTGGATATAGAACGCCATATAGTCAAGGATCTTTTCCCGGATTCTTTCATCGGGAATGAGATATTCCATATGGGCCAGGAATCCTGTCGGCTCCCCAAGTTCCGGCTGGAGGTCATTTGGACGCCAGGAGTTCAGACAGCTGACTTCGTGACCGTTCATCTTTTCCAAGACTATCTCATCTCTACCGGGCTGGAACACGATATCTTCCACGCGGATAAACTGTGGATCATCTAGCAGTTCTTCGGAGAACTTTTCGGTTTCATACTGATGGGCTCGATTTATTTGTTGTGAGTTCTTCAAGGTGGCCGTGATCTTATCCCAGAACATGTCCCGGGAGATGACATAGATATAGCGATCCGTCGTTCCAGCCTGCTGCTTACCGATGGTTCGTTCGGCATTGCGGATAAGCCTTGAAACAATGTCTTCCTGGTCCACTTTTGACTTGGTCAGGACATCGGCCGCATCATCGCTTTCTCCAAGACGATCTTCCTCGAAGACAGGAAGAACCTTCATGAAGCGCATCTTCTCGGCCAGCTTCTCGGCGGACTTCTTACCTGGAATGTCTTTATCTGGCCAGAGGTAGACTTCCTTGTTCTCTTTGAGCTCACCCCAGGATGACCGCAGGACCATCTTGGTGGATCCGCCGCCCCATGTGATACAGCGGAACTTCTCACCCAGAAGCTGGCGGGCTGCATCAGTAGCCTTTTCACCTTCACAAATGAGGATAGGCTTGTCCCCATCTTTGATTAAAAGCTCTTCACCATAGAAGGGACAGAGCGTTCCCCATCCGCCATAGATAGTCCAGCCTTCCGATCTGGAGATCCTCTTTCCACGGACCTCCTTGGAACAACCGGAACGATACGTTAGCGTAACGAATTCTTTTTCACGGGATATCTTGTCTTCCAAGCGAACACGGACACCCAACAACACACCATCAGAGTCACGGTATTCCCACCTGCGGGTGACCTCCATGCTCTTTTTCTCAGCGTAGTCGAACACCGAGCCAAGGCGCGCTTGATCATGGACAAGATACAGCGGAACGTCCAAATTGCAGAAGTCCGCTTTGGTAAGTCTTTGGATTCCCTCCCAGCCTTCCATCATGGCTACGAAAGAACAGAGGCCCTCGCCCTTATTATCATCATCGCCAAAGTCTGTCCACCGACCCGTCTCGGTGTTGAATACCATGCGACGTCCGTAATCTCCTGTGGAAGAGACCCGATAATGGGATCCTTCCAAATGACCTTCTGGATACAATTCTTTAAGACAGGTGAGATAATCCTCGCCCCAAACTTTCTCGGAGTCGGCGACCACCGGCGATGAAATCAATGCTTTTAGGGATCTTTGTCTGAATGATTGTATCATTTTACGCCACACCCGGCCTGCCAATATAGCGCCAGAGTGCTTAGGAAAAAGCACTGCTTTTAAGGATAGTTAGAGTATCTTTTCCTTGCGGACGAGGGGTCTTGCTGCTAGGCTTTTAGGCCAAGGAGAAACACATGCTGTTCGCCGAACCTATGCTCGCCTACAAAGTCAGAGACGAAGAGGAGCTGGAAAGCCTTCCGTATCCTCTGCTGGTTTCCTTGAAATATGACGGTGTCCGGGGGTTCGGATACAACGGAAAGATCTACAGCCGGAAGCTGAAAGAGTTTCCAAATAGGAAACTTCAGGCTTGGGCCAAGGAATACGGTGATGTCTTGCAATGGGTTGACGGCGAAATCATCGTCGGCCAGCCACACGGCGAACTGGTGATGAACCGCGCGCAATCATTCACGTCCTCGTTTGACTCCACCGAGGACTTTACCTTCTACGTCTTCGATTTCATGGGCGACCACAATCTTTCCACCATAGAGCGGATGAAGGTTGCCAAGCTCCGCGCAGAGCAGATTCCAAATGCTGTCTTTGTGAACCAGTGTCTCGTGAACGGCACCGATGATGTCATTGCCTTCGAAGAGAAATGCCTCGAAGCTGGCTATGAAGGAATCATTCTTCGCCGGCCGGATAGTCCTTATCGCAATGGCCGTCCCGGCAAGCGACAGCTCTTTATGATGAAGTTCAAGAGATGGGTGGACGACGAGGCCACGATCATTGGATTTGAGGAGCAGCTTCATAACGCCAATGAAGCTCAGACCAATGAGCTTGGTCGTATGAAGCGTCAGTCGCTTCAGGAAAACATGATTCCGAAAGGGACGCTTGGGGCATTCGTCTGCTCCAGCCCCAAGTGGTCGGAGACTTTCAATGTCGGCAATGGCGAGGGTATGACGGACTCTCTTCGCCAGTCGATATGGAGCAAGCGAGAGGAGTATCTTGGCAAGAAGATCACTTTCCGCTACTTCCCGATTGGAGTGAAGGATCGCCCTCGTTTTCCGCAATGGCGGGCTTTCCGCAGCGACATTTAATAGCTTGCACCTGAAGCTTCACTAACCTAGGCTGCATTTACAGCCTAAGGAGAGTGTTATGCAAGTTCAGGAACTTCGCAATCTTATCGGCAACAAGATCGCTACTGTGACGTTTGTCAAGCGTCACACGGGCGAGCTTCGTCGTATGAATTGCCGCCTCGGCGTCACCCGATATCTCAAGGGAACTGGTCCAGCTTATGATGCCTCAGCGCACAAGCTGCTCACAGTCTTCGACATGCAGAAGAAAGCCTACCGGTCTATTCCGGTGGAGAATGTCGTGGAAGTGAAGGCGCACAAGAAGGTGGTGTTCACCAATCCTGTGACGCCTCCAAGCCAGAGAGAATTAGCCCTCTGAGGGCCTTTCTCCAAACGAGTCTACAGAACAGACGCCTGCAACACAGGCGAGCTCTTTCGTTGCGGTGACGTATTCTTGGCCGTCACCGTGCTGCGGGAGAGTTGACCAGTCGATAGAGTTCTCCACACCGGAGTTCTTGATAAACTCGATCTCGCTGATCTCCTCGTAGGGAGCCTGAACGTAGCTTCCGCTGTCATAAGGCAGGAAGCTCATTCCACAGACGGAGTCGAAGTTCTTGTAGACCCAAGCGCCTACTTCCATCCACTCATGCTCTTTGACGAACACGGTCACCGACGGATTGTGATCCGTCCAGTGGGTGCCGACCATGAGAGCATAGTCCATGAACTCGACTGCAGTCTCGCCATTTCTGAACGAGGCTGGCGTCGTGTTTGGAGACTCTTTGTAGAAGGTGAAGACGTCGTTCAGTGGGAACGCCTGATCCGCCTCGTGTGGAATACCGGCCTCGCGCAGAACACGAGAAGTTGGATCCTCGCGATCACCACGCAGACGCCGGATATAGTATGGCGCATACTGATGATGGATTCCGCTGCTGCAATCCACAAGCTGAGATACCGTTCCCGAGGGCTTGACTGTCGTGCAGGCTGCTGAGCTCGTAATACCGAACTTCTCAGCATAGAACTTGTTGGTATCATGGACTCGCTTTCGCATAATCGCCAGCCAGCTGATAGCCTCGGGAGAGTTCCTTCCAAGAACGGGGTGATCCTTCAAGCCGGTAAGAGATACGCCAAGAAGTCTCTCTTCCTCGGCATTCTTTTTCCAGTCCTCACGAACATAGCGGAAATTAGTGAGGAGACTTTGCATTGTGCCGATAATTGTGGCTATCTGGCACTTTACCAGAATATCATCCAAGTCGTCAGTGTGACGAATAACCACCTCGGATAGATTGCAAAGACCATAGGGCCGGAGCAGAATCTCCCCGCAGGGATTCGTGCCGAATTCGTGGTTGGGATCTCTTGTTCCAAGAGACAGAACTCTTTTCTTCGCACCATCGCGGTTGAAGATACCTCGCTCGCCGGACTGGCTCTCGTAGAGGGCCTGCCATTCCCGCATGAATCGGCCGATCTCAGGCTTCTCGGTGTAGGCGGATGAGTTGTTCGCCATATACCTCTGGGGATGCAATCCACCGAAGTTGCCCATCTTGGCGTCACGCATCCTGTCGTCAGACAGATTGGAGAGACTGATAAGCGCAGAGCGCCGCACTCCACCCGACACCACGACCTCGCCGATTTTACACACGATGTCATGGCATTCGAGCGATGTCAGCTTTCTGCCGATTGCTTCCCCGAAGACAGTGACGACAAACTGGAACAACGAGCGAAGAGGTTCGGGCCCAGATGAACGACCACCAAACGTCTTAAGGATTGCACCTTTTGGACGAAGTAGACTATAGTCCACCTGTGGAATCTCCCCGCAATACAAGTGGTTCAGAAGCTCGAATAGAGCATTCGCCCACCCTTCCTTGGAATCACCGACCACTATCGTATGGTCGATCTTTTCCAACTTATCGGGAACAACAGGGAGTCCGTTGATATACTGGCGCTCTACCGAGAAGCCGACGCCAGTTCCGCACATCAAAATGAAAAGCGTTTCGGAGAACGAGAAGACGTCCTTGATGGGGATATAGCTGCAATTGAAGGCAGCCATATCATCGCGAGCTAGTGCCGGACCTGCGGTCATCAGGGCGCGCATAGATGGCATGACTTTGAAGCCCCAGATGTATGAGCGGAGCTGCTCGGTGATGTTCAGATCCAGCACATAGCCAGTGCGCTCTTCCACCATGTTCGCCATGAATTCAACATAGCGATCGACTGTCTCTCTCCAAGTTTCTCGCCTACCTTTCTCTGGTAGGAACTTGGCATAACGCGTCATGTGGATGACCTGCTGATAAGCAGAGGTCCCTTTGGGATAGTTTGGATCCATAGCTGAGCTCTCTAGGGTTGGAGGTGTTTCACTATACCATATTTAGGGCCAGAAGCTACCAGACTACTAATAGAGGTATTAAATTGCCGGACGCGCTCAGATGGCCCGTAGCGCGCCCAATTTTGGCATAGGCTTAGGTAGCGGGCACCCCTAAACGAGCCACTGTAGAGCCATCTGAGCGCATCATATTTTGTAGGTATGCGCCGCGCGCCGGGCTGGCGGCCCATTTAGTTACGAATGCGTCCCTGACCACGCTTAAAACGGATACTTCTCTCTTCATACCAATTCAGAAGCTGAGAAGTGGCGTCTACCTGATCGTCGTGCTTTGCTGCTGGAAAGGTGACGAGCTCGTCAACATACGCTCCACACCACGGCTTGAAAGAGCATACATGAAACTTCCCGGCTTCCATAAGTGGAGTCACTTTCTCGAACCTGAAGGACTTGTCGCCTTGTCTGGCCGGGGAAATCTTGATAACCGGGACACCTCGACTGCTGAGTTCCTGGCCGAGAGCGATACCGCTACCGGCCGACTCCACCAGGACTGCATTAGGCTTGAACGTCGCGGCAAGTTTAGATGCTTCAGCACGGAGTTCGATATACTCCATCTTTCTCACAAAGACATCCAAGATGTAAATGTTCTTGGTTTCAAAGTCAACCGCCGCTGTGACGCAGCAACTAGGATCCGATTTAGCCCCGACGGTCGAAGCGGTGTCCCATGACTGTATGACGGTCATGCGATGGAGATTCTGCTTTACCCAAAAATGATCGTATTCCTTGAACCACGAACGGAGAACAGAATTGCCCTCTTGTGGAGCAGGCCGCTGCTGATACAGCGAATTCCAATCTCTGGATGACAGCCCTTCTTTGTCTCGCTTGGAGATGAGTGTCTCGATCGGCTGCCACTCAGGCCACAAGGCTTCGCCTTCTTTACGTCCTAGTGGGTCACCCTCTGATTCTTCACAGATGGCAGGGAGGCAGATGTTAAGCCACTTCTCGCCGCCCTTCTCTGCATTCTGCAGAACCCGTCCAATGAGATCGTCCTCGTGCCATCTGGTTCCGATGATGACAATGGCACCACCTTTCTTCAAACGAGTAGTGGCGTCCGAAGAATACCAGTTCCAAATGAAATCTCGCTTAGCTTTGGAGTCGGCGTCCGCACGGCCCTTGACGGGATCATCCAAAAGAAGTATGTCGGCGCGCTTGCCAGTGATGGGGCCGCCGACACCTGTCGTATAGTAGCTTGTTCCCTTCAGGGTGCTGAACCTATCGGCCGCACGATCACTTGGAGAAAGGATTCCTTCTGGGAATATCAACCCATGCTCCTCAGACTTTAGGGTATTTCGCACCTTACGTCCGAAATCGGTAGCAAGTTCGTCGGCATAGGAGGCCGATATGATGAGACTTTCTTTTGGCAGATAGCCTAGCGCATAGGCGGGGAATGCCACGGAGGCATAGGTGGATTTAGCCGAGCCAGGAGGGGCAGAAATAATGACCCGCTTCTCTTCACCCCGAAGAACCTTTTCCAAGGTCTCACATATCAGAATGTGATGCGCCGCTGCTTGCTTGTCCAGGACGTATCGAGCATAGCCTACGAGGGATTCCTTAGCTCTCTTCCTTCGTATGATTTCTTCCACAAGATCTGGATCGGTTGGACGCAGAGCTTCCAGTTCTTCGTAGGTGAGCTCGGCGAAGAGATTACTCAATCACCTCTTCTCCCACTATGTCGATGACTTCCCGGCCGTGTCGATCTATGTCGGCGCCGGAGATAGTCCTGACTGGAGAAGAAGCGACTGCTGTCTTCAGTGCAGCAATCATTTCCTCATTACTCATTTTGGAGAGCTCTCGACCTTCGCCAGCCGCCACGACTGCTGGGGAATTGGGACTATAGAATCCCTGAGCTTTGCCGCGAGAAACTTCAGCCGCGACAGCCACGCCGATAAGACCCTCGTCCACGGCTAGATCCCTTAACCTAGCCAACTCGTCCAAATGACCTTCGAGACGAGTAATATAGGGCGTGTTGAGGGAGGTTCGAGTATGGCGTATTGCTTTCCCCATTTCAGGGCTTCTCCCTAGATCCTTGAGATCTTCATCTGTGACAACGATATCTTCCCGGCCTACTTTCCTGAGTGCGATTGTGACAGTATCACGAGCGCTCCAGCCAGTGAGGCTATAGTAGCTCAATGCCTCCAGAAAAGCATCGTTATCCTTGAGTTCGCTCAGACAACGAGGCCAATCTTGGCGTGAGCCCTTTCTGTCAGAGAGGGACCGGAGATCCATTGTGGATCCTCTTCCAAACTTCATAGCAGGCCATGACGTCGACCATCGCGTTGTGCGCGCCATCGAAGCCTTGTGGATCCACCAGAATCTTGAACGCCTCGATCAACTTCGGCCACTTGAGTTTTCCACCGAACCTTGGATCGGGGATTTTACAGATGTCGGTGGAGGACTTCATGGTGCAGTAGGGCGTCGGGAACTCCACCATTGGGATCGCAATCCCTGATGCGTTGAATTCCTCGGCGATCTGCTTGGCGAACATGATCCTGGTGAGCTTCAGATCAAAGTCCACATTGTGAGCGACGACGATATCCGCTTTCTTCAGGAAGGAGTTCAAGACATTAAGAACCACCTTCCGAGGAACGCCATACTTCTGGACCATCTCGTTGGAGATCCCATGGATGGCCGCGACCTTGTCAGGAATCTGTTTGTCGGTCTTGACAATGAAGTTGAATTGCCCATAGACAGTTGTTTTGTCTGCCAGGATGCCAGCGATCTGCACGACATCAGGCTGAGACTCGTGATCCAGCGGAGCGGAGGTTGGGAGGCCCGTAGTTTCTGTATCAAAGATGAGTGCTAACATGAATGATTCCTTCAGATTAGATACTCTAACCTACAAGGAATCTATCAGCAAGCAGATTATCTAGCTTGGCTCGTCATCATCCAAAACAGGAGAATACTCGTTAGGGTGATAGGCCAGAGATGTCATGAACTCTGATGCCACGGCCCGGTTCTCGGGATCGTCATACCATCTGTTGTGCGAAGAGGGGTGTGGAATGACCGAGTAGAAAGCTCCATCCTCAGCTTCGAACATCTCAAACATTCCGTCGACTTTGATGCACAGAGAGTTCATGACGTCGTAGCCAAGCGCCACGACCAGATCGCCCGGCTGCACTATATTCTTCCGCAGATAGCGACCCATATCCTTAGTATACTTGGACACGGAGAAAGTCCGCCCGGAGTGAACCGGAAGGATATTGCATCGAATGAACGTTCGGTGATA